ATCAATTTACCCGCAGGTAAACGGCTACCGGGAAGGACCCTGAGAACATGGCACTTACTTCTGTTTGGATTGGCTGACTGCCGTTTCGGGCGACAACTCAGTTAGTCAGTATGTACCACACCACAGGTTGGGTAGTCAAGCAAAAAAACGCGTACAGGTGGCGTCACACTGTCACAGCCTCGCGCGCACGAAGAGTGCTACCAACCATGTATCAAAGCAATCAATACCAATTTGCACATCCAACAGAAAAGTCTACCAATCTACTGTGACAGCAGTGACAAGAGTGACAGGCTTTCGAAACCAGGAACTTAGCCCGTCACATATAGCCCAACGAAGTCAGATCACTCACGTGACACCGTGACAAATCTGTCACACGTGTCACACCAAAAAACAAAAACGTCACACCTCCCACCCCTCAAGGGAGATGTGACATTCGATAAAACACCTGGAATTGAAATTAGAGAAAAGCCTTACGGCATCACACCCACCGCCGGCCACCGCCAGAACCGATTCCGAACTTGATTCCCATTCGGCCCCAACACCGCCTTACCCTCGCTATCCACGACCCGCTCCTGAACATACTCGAGCCCATGCCGCCGCAGAATGCGCCCGATCCGCCGCACATCAGCCTGCGTCCACGCGACCTCTGGCTTCTTGATCGACCCCGCCAGGATACGCTCGCTTGTGATCCGGTAGGCCTCCGGCGGATTGAAGCCGCCCGCCACAAATCCGTCCCGATCTGTGGACACCCACATCCACACCAGATCGTCCCATCCGTCCGCTTCGTACCGGCCTTCCTGTTCCTCCTCCGCCAGCTTCACCAATTCTGGATCGTCCAGATACCACGCCGCCCGCGCCTCGTACTTCGCCCGCGCCTCCGCCCACAGTTGATCGCGATCGCGCTGTAGCGCCGCAATATCGATTGCCCCACAGGACACCGGCCAGAAACGCCGGCCGCCCGTTTCATCTTTCAGAAATTCATCGAGATTCACGCTGCCGGCGAACACGCACTGCCGCGCGAAGTCCTGCGGCCGGCGTTCATAGGGCGGCCGGAAACGATCAAAGCGGCACGTGATGAACGCCTTCACGGCGCCTTCTTCCGCCCGTCTTCCCACCACGTCCTGCAGCTCCGCAAACTCCACGATCCATTTGCCGTGAATGTTTTGCAGGCTGTCCTTTTCCTGCAGATCTCCCACCCGATCCGTGAACCATTCATCGCCGGCCAATACGCGCAACGCGGTCGATTTCTTGCGCCCCTGCGGCCCTACGAGAACCAGGCAATGATCCGCCTGGCAGCCTGGCTGCATCACTCGCGCCACTGCGGAAATGAGCCAGCGGGAGCCAACCGCGCGCGAATATCGGCTATCCGCCACTCCTAGATACCGAGTGAGCCAGGGGTCCAGGCGCTCGACGCCATCCCACTGTAGCTTCGCTAAATACTCGCGCACCGGATGGAACTTGGCGTTCTGCGCGACGGCCGCCACCGCCTCGGCGGCATTCGTCTTACCCACATGACAGCCCTGGTGCTGTAAGTACTCGGCCAGCCGGATATCGTCGACCTCGCACCACTCGCGGGCCTGCCCATCCCACGGCGTCCCCTGGAGCGCCATTGTCCGCACCGCGAATTCATCGTGCGATACCATGCCCGCGAGTTCCTCGAGATGAGTCAGGAATGTGATCGCATTGGCCAGCATTGGCTTAATTCCGTTGTTGTCGCCGCGGATCAGCATGCCTTCCCAGGCTTCACCCCGGACCGCTTCAGCCACGGTGGCCACCTTGCGTTTGCGCGTCTTCCTCCGCGCCTTGCCAAGTTGCCGGATCGTCTCTTCGGGCCCGCGCTGCGCCAGAAAATCGTCGATCCCGTTGACGGTCTCCGGTATATCGGACGGCCAGTCGAACCAACTGATTTCCGCTCCGCGGCTTTCCAGCTCGCGCGTCAATCCGCGACGCGCCTGTGCAACGCCTTCGTTCGCCTTGACGTTCGTGTCGTACAAAAGCACGACGTGGCGCCCCGGCCACTCGACGCGGCCGAGATCCGCGATGGCGCCTTTGACATTCCGCCAGGTCCCGGGCCGTTCGTCTTCGATGCGGCCGATCTTACCCCGCCACGAATAGACGCCTTGCAGTCCGATAGGAACAAACGCCGGCGCGTCGGCCGCGTCTCCCAGCCCGTGCCACGCCAGGCGCCATAGAGCCAGCGCCTTGAACTCACCCTCGACAATCACCAGCGGCATCCCGGCATCGTCCAGCCAGCGCGCCTCCATCGTGGGGGGGAAATATAGCGCGTTGCCGCGACCTGGCGGCCCGATGTACTTCCGTCCCTGGCGCATCGTTCCCAGGTGATCCGCTTCAAGATCCGGATGATCCCGGCGGATGCGGTACAAGATGACGTGGTTTTCACCAGGCCAAATGTACGGAATCGCAATGCCGCCAAAGTCGGGGCCGCCCTTCCACTCGTGCCCCTCCTTCCCCGCCTGGCCGACCAGCTCGGCGCCGTCGAAAGAACCGACTCGACGCAACAATGCCGCATCCGCATGCTCGCGTGAGATCCACCGAGCCTCCAAAGCCGCATAGTCCGAGTCTGACAACGGCCCTCCAGTGAGATTAGGCGGCAGGTTCACGCATCCCGTCCTCCGGCGCCGACGCTTTTCGCTTGCGATTCGCAAGCTTTCCCCAGTTGTTCCGCCGCCATGCGATCGCCTTCAGGGCGCGGCCCCGGGCACAGTCGCAGCGCTCCAATCCGCCGGAGAAAGCATCCATGCACCACAAGCCCTCGAACTGCCGGCACTGACCGCAGGGTGCCGGCAACGGGCCGCGTTTGCGCCGGCGGCGTCTCATGCACCGGGGAACTCCCGCCATTCCAGCCCATCGAGCAGCGCGCCGGCCAAGAAGAACGGCACACCCGCCGCCACGCACTGATCGCGCACACGCCGTACCCACTCCGGATGCATGGGCCGCGCACCCGGGCCGGACTCCCCACCCACAATTACCCAGTGGATGCCACTACCCAACAGTTCGTCCAAAGGCGTGTGCATACACAGCTCACCGCATTTTGGACAGGCGAATCCGGGATCGTCTTCCGGCCCTGCTTCAATGGCCAGGGACTCCGCACCCACCCATTTGCAGGCGCCGCACTCTAAGCCGGTCTCCGTCCAGCGCTCCAGATCCACGGGCCCAAGCAGCGGTTCGATGGACAAGCCGCGGCGCCCGAACCGGGTCCCCAGCAACTCCGTCACGCGCCACAGGTAATCCGCGCTCTCCACCGACGTCATCCCCACGACGTTCAGTCGCGGATTTTCCAACCAGGCCGCCGGCAAAAGGCGCCGGAAATTCTGCGGCCGTTTCGTCAGCAGCAGCCAGTCCAGCCAGGGCGTCGCCTCGATCAGCGGATACAGTTGTCGCTCCCGGATCCCTTGCAGATACGCGCCCTCTTCCATCACGTCGCAGTGCGACCCGCAAAATACGGGAATTATATAGATGACTACCTTTTTTCTCTTGACAATCGTGAGGGAGTAATCTACTATAAAAGAGTAGCAAGCAGCCCGAATCCATCGGGCAGGAGAAAAAAGATGACCCAAACGACGTTCACCAAGACCGATGCCACTGGCGTAACTTTCGGTGGCCACAAGATTTCCTCTGACTTTGTTGTGGGCGGCAAATTCGTGCCCTGGTCCACGCTCAAAGCGGCGGCAGTACAAGAAGACAAGGCCCTTGCCGCCGCATATGCCGACGTGCTGGCGCGCGCCGAAAAGGCGGAGGCTAGCCGTCAAACATCGGAGAACTGGAAGCAGTACGGCTATCCCCTGCGCACTGGATTTAATGGCGCGTATCGTGGCCAGATCGTCATGTGCGCCTGGGAAATCCGCCGCGTCCAACGCAAGGGCGTTGATGCTCACGTCGGCTATATCGTCGAGTGGGACCGCTCGACCAACACCACATCCATTATCGCCACGTCGCCGGAATTGCCTGATTTCGACGCAGCAACGGCGTGGGTGCGTGAGAATTACGGCTCCTCCACTGAGGATATCGGCGGAGAGCGCACGGCCAGCACATGGCTCTACGCCTAAATCTCTGCCGTGCCCCTCGCCTTCATCGGCCTCCGGGTAAGCAAAGCGTCCGAAGGGAAATCGGGGCCGGTACGTAACCCGGCAAAGGTCCAAACGATGAGCAAATCTACAATCAGCACGTTCGAGCTTTTCGACCTCTTCCCAGACGAAGAGTCCGCCCGCGTGTACCTGGAAGGTCGCCTCTGGCCTGATGGCGTAGCCTGCCCGACCTGCCAAGCCAAAGACCGTATCACGCCGCGCGCCAACGGCTACTATCGCTGCAACGCGTGCCAACTTGATTTCACGGTGCGCACTGGGACGATTTTCGAGCGGTCGCACGTCCCGTTGCATAAGTGGGTCTATGCCATGTATTTGCTCGTAACGGCCCGCAAGGGAATCTCTTCGTTGCAACTTGCGAAGGAGATTGGCGTGACTCAGAAAACCGCGTGGTTCGTCCTGGGGCGATTGCGCGAGGCGTGCGGCGGGGAGTTTGAAAAACTCCAAGGCACTATCGAGATTGACGAAACGTTCGTCGGCGGGAAAGAGAAAAACAAGCACGAACACAAAAAGCTCAAAGCTGGACGCGGATCGGTCGGCAAGACTGCCGTACTCGGAATGCGAGAGCGCGGCGGGCGTACGGTGGCGATGGTCATACCGAGTACCGATGCCGGGACAGTCCAAAACGAAATCCACGGCGCGGTGAAAGTCGGATCGCAACTCTACACCGATGAGTTCGGCGCATACACGGATTTGGATGGCCTGTTCTTTCGTCACGAGACGGTCAACCACAGCGCGAAAGAGTTCGTCCGAGGTTCGGCCCACACTAACGGCATCGAGAGCGTCTGGGCCGTCCTGAAGCGCGGGCTGCATGGCGTCTACCATCACGCCAGCCCGAAGCACTTGCATCGCTACGTAGATGAATTTACGTGGCGACTGAATGAAGGCAACGTCAAGCGGCACAGCCTGCGACGGCTGGACAGTTTCGTAGACGCGACGAAGGGCAAGCGCCTCACCTATCGGAGGCTCTGCCGATGAAACCTCCCGTCCCTCCGATCCTCGACAAGATGGCCGATTTGGTGCTGAATTATCGACCGAAAGAGAAGGCCAAAAAGCCCCGAAAACGGAAGAAAGCGAAGCGCTCGTAAGTGGCTGGGAATTATGAGTGTAGGTAGTCATCTATATAATTCCCCAAAATACGCGCCACAGTTCACCACAGGCCTCTGCCTCGCGATTCCACTTAAGCGGCTGTTCCCAATACCCTTCCGAGAGCGCCCGGCGTCCGGCATCCTTGCCCCACACATTGTGCCCATACCGCACCGCCTCCCGCTCCGCGTAACAGTGGTCGCATCCCGGCGAAACCTTCGTGCAGCCCCACCACGGATTAAACGTGGCATGCGTCCACTCGATTTTGGAGCGTTTACTCATAGTTTCGCCCGGAATCGTTCTAGCGCCCCGATATGGACATCCAGGGCTGACGGACCCGCGCAGCCGCAGGTTCGATTTCGGCATCCTTTCAGGAGTCGGATCGCCCCATCGCACACGCGTGCGGCCCTGGTCCACCACCATCGCCGCGACCTCCGGAGGAAACAGGGCGTCCATTGCCCGATAGGATAGATTCGTTCCGGCACATCCGCCGGGTGTACCGCCTCGATGAAGTCCGACAAAATCGCATTCAGCTCCCGCAACCGAATACATTCACCGCGCAACAGAGTCAATTCGCAATGCGCCTGGTTGGCTTCATCCTCGAACCGGCGAACCAGCTCAGACATGATCGTCTCCCGCGTACCCCGTACGTACCGCCCCCGCCCGGTTTCGCCTTTTTACGCCTACCGTCCCTTTTGCTAACCTGTTAGTTTGTGAAAAGAAAGAGCTTCCAGAAACGTGGGTAGGTATAATGCGTATGTCGATGGGAGAAGACATTGGCAGTATTATCAAGTAGTTAACTCCTATAGCAAGTTTTGCGTACCATGCACGGGCTGTTCGAGTTCGACGACATGCGTCAAACACCACCCACCGCTGGCTTTCGGCTCACACTGCTTGAGAAGCCACGGCACTACGCTCGAGACCCATTCAGACAACGGCACCCAGCCCCCTACACACAGGCAGTTCACGTCAAAGACATTCTGCTCTTCGCCGTCGATCCTCATCGAACCCACCCAATGCGTATGCCGGTACCCCGCCGCCATCGGCTGCCACGGCGCGGTCCACGGACCCTCCCACTGAATACGAACAAGGCCGTACTCCGGCCACCGACGAACTCCTCGACTCCAGCTCCAACGCACGCCAATGGCCCGCAGAACATCCCACATCAATGTGGGATTCAGATATCCCTTCTGTTCGAAGTCGCCAAGATGCGGCCGGACCTCTGCGATTGTCATACCACACATTGCCGCGATAGCAGCCGGTCCGCAGTTGAACCCCCACTCGTCGCCGGCACTTTGAGCATCATCCAGCGTGAAGCGGGCCGCCATCAACCGGCTCTCAGTCCTCGGAGTCATCCATGCTCTCCCTCTATTGCCGTCACCTGACCGCCTGCGCCGCCAAGCTCCGCGCCCGTGGCATGTCGCCCGCCGAACTCCGCGTCCACCGCCGCTGTGGATGCCCCGTCTGGATTATCGGCCTCGATCCCCACGGCGAAATCGTCCGAATGCTGCTCGGACACGCCTCCTCGCCGCCAAACGCCAGCCCACGCCTTCCTCCGGCCGAAAAAGCTGACGGACTGTCTTCGCATCCAGATTCCACATCTCCGCGATCTCGTGCGGCGTATAGTGCCGCTCGTCTGCCTTCACCAGCGTGCCACTCATGTTCGAAACCGCTCCTGTTTTATCTCACCAGCTCGTTACGCTGTTCGCCGTCGATCGCGCGCGTCCGAACCACCATCGCTCCGCGCAGCTCTTTCAACGCCAAATAGATCGATCCCGGATTGTACTCCGGCAACACTCCGATCAACTCCGCCGATGTCAGCGGCCCGCGCGATTTTAGCAGTGCGTACACCTTCGCTCTACATCCCCCTTTTCCGTCGGTCCCTGGTTCCCCTTTGCCAGCCAGCTCGGCGGCGAGCTTCGCCGTGGCGCGTCTCCCCGGCATCTTCCTTGCCTTTGCTGGGGGGGGGGAGCCCTTTCCGTTTGCCAATCCACGGAAACCCTCGGGACGCGGCACTACCGCGCCCAGCGGCGCCGGAGCCAGTTCCGCCACCGACGCATTCCGCGTTCCCAGACAACTGCGGATCGCATCCAGTACCGTCGCGTCCTCACCTTCCATCTCCACAACTACTGCCCGAATCTTCGCCATCAGTCCGCCTCCATCGACACCACGACACATTCCTCACCCCTGACCAGAGTCACCGGCCGCCCGTTCTGCGCCCTGGCCAGCATCGAGTCGAGGATTACCTGGTCGATCCCGTCGCTCGCCTTCAGCCGGATTTGCAACGTCCCGTTCTTCCGTAGCTCGACTTCCATAATCAAAGACCTCCCAAAACCGCCCCGCCGGCGCCGCCCGGACTACTCTCCCCCGAGATTTGCCCTGGCGGCGCCCGGACGAAGACGGCGCTCTGGCGGCCCATTCCCCGGGCCCCGCCAAACTCCACAAAACGGGGACGGCAACCTCGTGTCGCCCCCGATCCCTCGGGTCGCAACCAGCCCGGCCCCAGTCGGAGGAAGAGAACCGCGCAGCTCGCCAAGGGAAAACCCTTCAGGCCGCCCTCGCCAGCGCTCCCAGTTTCCGCGCCGACCAGTCGCGCACCATTACCACATCCTTGCCCAATCCCACGGCGAGTTCGCCGATGCGCGTATACGCCGCGAACAGTGCCGGCGTCGTACCCTCGAATCCAACCGACTTCTCCGTGTCCGCGTAGAGCCGCTCGCTCCTCTCCGGCCCGCCCTTCAACGCAACCTTGATCGTCGCCGTCCATCCATCGGCCAGCCGTTTCTTACGCGGCGCCTGCCAACCGCCGCCTCGATGTGCCCCTTGGCCGTTGCCCAGCACGATCTCCGCCAGCACGGGGCCCTTCGCCCGCGCCCGCAACTGGATCTCCACGCCGTTGTCGCTCTCCACACCCGCGAATACCTCCGCCAAAATGCCCTTCTTCTTCGGCGCCGCCATTTCCGCCGCCACGTCCTTCTCGATCGCCTTCCAGTTCACTCCGGCCGCTTCCGCCCGTTCGCGCAGACTCTCCCCGACGGCGGCATCGCGGCTCCAGGTGTGGTACGTCAAGTCCCGCACCAGCGAGAACTCCATCAGCAGCCGTTCCAGCTTTTTCTCCGGCAGATCGCCGATCGGCAGGAGATCCGCATCCCATTCCGGATGCCGCTTGCCGATCAACCGCCGGTAGTCGGAGCCCATATTCTCCCACCAACTTTCCACCGCGATCGCCAGCAGGTTTGGCAACGTGGTGCCGGCATCCAGAATCGCGTCCACCACGCGTCCCCGCACCGCCCGCGCCAACTCCACCTTGCGATTCGCGGCCGCCACCTTCGCCTTCTCCGCCGCCGACCGCTCATACCCGCCACCGTTCGAATGGCGTCTCTTATGCTTACCGCACAACGGATCGGTGCACACCTGGACCTGCGTCCCGATCCCATCCCCGAACACCACGATTCCAGCGGCCGCCGACCCGCACACATCCTTTTTCTGCCGGATCGGAATGTACTGCCCGATCTCCAGCACGTGTTTCGGCTGCCCCTTCCAGTACCCCCACCCGCCCTTGACCCGCACCAGATCCCGATTCCTCCGTAGCTCCCGCGCCACGTGCGCCTGGACCTTTCCGTCGAAGCATGCCCGGTCCGTGCACACATCCGGCGACGTGATCTCCGGGAACAGCTCCCGCGCATTCCCGCTCCGCCGCGGACACGCCTCGCAGGATCCGGCCGCCGGCGTCAACTCCGCGTCCGCCCGATCGAACGGCGCCGCGTCCAGCTTCAGCAGCACCCTGCTCTTGATCCAGTGGTCCAGGTCCCGCACCCCCACGCCTTCCCGCTCCGTCGCATACCCCAGCGCCATCGCCTGGTGATCCGGATTCCGCAGCCGCGCGATCAGGATCGCGTGATTCGTCGTGATTTGCCCCGTCCCCACCGCGTCCTTCACCGCCGCCGGCAGCTCGATCAGCGCCAGGCGCTGATAAATCACCCGCGCCTTCTTCCCCAGCCGCGCCGCGATCTGCTCCGCCGTGTATCCATAATCCTTCATCAGCTCGCGGAAACCCTCGGCCTCCTGGATCGCGTCCACGTTCTTGCGCTGCAGATTCTCGACCAGTTGCACTTCCCGCGCCTGGCGATCGTCGTAGGTGCGCACCACCACGGGGCACACGTCCATGCCCGCCAGTTGCGCCGCACGCCATCGCCGTTCTCCCGCCACCAGCAGGTAGCCGCCATCCACACCGCGCCGCACGATCAAGGGCTCGATCATCCCCACCGTGCGCAGCGAGTCGGCCAGCTCCGCCAGGCCGTCCGGTTCAAACGTCCGCCGCGGGTTAAACCCCGAGGGCGCGATCGCCCCCACCGGGATGCTCAGGTATTCTTCCGCCGCCGCCGTCACCATTTCCATAGGATCCATACCCCCGCGATCGCCACCACCGCCCAGCGCGTCACCCTCAGCCGCCGGCGCAATCGGCGGTACCGCGCCCACAGGCGCCGCCGGTTGGCCCGCATCCGGTGGATCCGGCTCACCGCCGCATCCCGCCCGTCGACCACCGCCTGGTACTGCGCCGCCGCCACCACCTGCGCCGGCATCCCGGCCGCCATCGCCCGGTCGATCTCCGTCAGCCACGCCACGTCTTCCGCCGTCAACCGCAATTCGCCGTTCACCGGCACGCTCCTGCACACGCGTGCGCCAGATCCGCCCGCCACATCAGCCAGCAGGCGCCGGCGAAGATCGTGCCCGCCACCGCCAGCATCGCCAGGGCGCGTCCCAGACGTACCCTCCCGTGCCGCTGCGGTTCTTCCGGCCAGCCATTCCACGCCATCATCTTCCTCTTACCTCCGGAGCAGTAAGCCTGGGAAAATCGGGGAGCCCGATCCCGAAACCGGGCTCCCCACTTCGACCTTTTCCCGGTCCTCCTTTCCAAAACTCTTTTCATACCGCCGCCGCCACCGCCGCCGGCCCCAAGTCACAGCCAGCCGGCTTCCGGCCGGCTTCCGCCGCCACCACCAGGCCGGCCAGATCGTCCCAGGAAATCCGCTCCCGGCAATCCCACGGATTCGCCTGTACGGACACGTTCCATGCGTCGATCCAGATCGGCGCGATCCGCCCCGCCCGCCGTAACGCGTACACCCGCGTCACCAGATCAAGCCGCGCCCGCAGCTCCGCGGCATCGTCTTCCGCCAGGCCCCGAATCCTCCGCGACTGGATCGCGTACCCCGCCGTCATACCGCCCACCGCGCTCATGCCGCTCTCCCGCGCCCCTTCCGGTTTGCCTCCTTCTGCGCGCGCTCCCACCGCGCCAGAAGTTTATAACCCAAGTCCAGAATCGCCCGGTACTCCACCGCGACGCCGTGCCTCCTGCGTTTCTCGCGCAACATCATGTAGGTGGTATGCAGTTCGACGACGAGGGCGCGCCCGCGAACTCGCGTGCCCGTCTCGCGCCGCAGCGGCGCCGCTGGCTTGAGCGTCGTCATGCCGCACCCCCGGCCGCCACCGCCACCTGGCACAGCTCAATCAGCCCCGGTCCGTCTTCCAGTCCGCGCTTGCGTGCCCGCCCATTGCGCCGGAAACCGCGCTCCACCGCCACCGTGCCACCCGCCGCAGCCTGCCACACGTCCGCCGCCGACACACCCATCAGGACCCACGCCAGCATCGCCATTGGCCGCGCCAGCCCCGCCAGGCGCCGCTCCAGGTCCCGCAGCCACACCTCCAGCGCGACCGCCGCCGTGCAGTTGTATTCCTTACGCGTCTGCTCCACGTTCCGCCCCGCCCGCAGGCTCCCCACGATCTCCGCCGGCTCCCACCGTTGCAACGTGCCCGGCACGTCATGGCGCCCGCGCGTCACGATTTGCCGCGCCGATTCAACAGGTTTCCGCGCCACCCCATTGCGCGGCACCGTCTGCTGGCGAAAATCGGAAACATGAGACGAATAATCTGCTTCGGACTTTTGGACGCCAGCTACAGGGGCGAATGTCTTCATGACGTTTTTTCCTACGCGGCCGATCCGAGGTAGGCGCGCAAGGCTTCTTCGATTACCTGCTGCTTGGAGCAGTCCCGATGCGCCGCCGCAATCTCGATCGCACGGTCAATGGATTTCGGAATCCGGATACTGACCGGAATTCGCGGATCCCGGTTTGCAGGTCCGTTTTGTGCTAAGGTTTGCATGATTGCTTGCACTTGACTATAGGAGCAAAAGAGCAAAGTGTCAATACTCAAATACTCTTTTGCTCCCGTGAAAGCACGCAGATGCTTGAAAATAAAGAGAATTTAGTCACGCTAAAAATCCAATCCGGCGACCGTGAATGGGTCAAGGACGAGCAACGCCGAATCCAAAAGGCCGAAGGTGATGAGCCTACACACGCCGAGCTGTTCCATCGCTTGCGCGTCGCGTACGAAGTGGACACCGCCACGCAGCAATCCTCTCGCCCCGTCGAGCTCCCCGGTCCCTTCGCCGGCCTCACCGACGATCAGATCTGGCTCATCAACAACGTTATCGAGATCTTTCGCGATCAGCCCCAGGCCTCCATCTACCGGGCCATGGAAAATACCATTCAACTGGCAGTCAAAGAACATCGAAAGACCAGGCAGCCCAACAGACATGCGAAAACTTCAACTCATGATCAACGGCGCACCGGCGGCGGTATCTGAGGGCCGGAAATTAGAGCGAAAGCGTCGCCTTCTGTTCGGCGTAGGAACCGAACCAACCGCCGCCAACCTTCATGCCGGCCGTGGCTTCCCGGCGCCGTTCATCCAACGCCTTATCAAAGGGAATTATATACATGGCTACATATGAGTTGAAAGGCAAGCGCCGTTCCGTCTGGATTGAACTTCCGCCGCCCCGCCGCCCTCCCGATGGCCGGTTCGTGATTCTGGCTATTTGGCAGGCCATTCCTCACTCCTTCACAGGCAACCTCAACTCGAAAACCATCATCGAGCCAAGTGCTTGGTCCTCGTCGAGATCCTTGCGAAGCTGGGTCTCAATGTAGGACACTGGGTACCCGTGCGTGAACAGGTGAGCAATCTGTCCAGCGTTGAACAATCGCCCATCGAAGATCTGAACCATCAGATTGGGCCGGGACTGGCGGAACCAGCCCTTCACCATATAATCTGGCACCACCACCCCATTGATCATCTGAGCTACGATGGCCGCAGTCTTCTCGGTGGCATAATAGTACGGGTTACATGGATTCGAGCCGTGTGGACCCGAGACAGTTACATCGGCATACCACGGCTCTGGACCGAAGACCTCTTCGGCTGTTGGTGCCCAACTGGGGTCTGGTTTCGTCATCTTCATAAAATTTATCTCTCCTTTTTAGGCCTTCAATTGTCGGATCAGCGGCGCACTCCGGACACTGCACCGCGCCCGGAATACACCGTGCCGCTTGCGGTTGCCCCCTGCGAACCCGCATATGCCCCCATGTTCGGTGCGGCAGCGCCTGGGGTCAGGGGAGTGCCCCGAACGTCTAGCAACGGGACCGCGGTGGCCGAGCCGCTGGCCACGGCGGGCGACCCGGTTTTCAAGCGCAGGTCGAAAGCGCCGGAGCTGGCGTACCAACTCGTGGACGCTGCGACGAACAGTGGATCGGAATTTGAACACGTCCCCGTCAACGCACCGAGGAAGGCCCCGGCCGCCCCACAGCCGTAAGCGTTGTAGCCGCCGCCCCCTGCGAACCCGTATCCCAGGAACCCAGTCTCTCCCGCGGTCTTGTAGACGATGCCATCCACCGTCGTCGTATCAATTGAAAGCGGAGTCGCAGTGTCCTTGAAGATGATCGGCGGATAGTGCGCTGCCCCTGCCGTCATCAACACGATATTTCGGAAGGTGTTGCTGGCCATGTCGGTCGCGGCGCACCCGGTACTGACAGAACACGATCGGCCCAGCAGGATTGTGGGCTGTTGGGATTGGTCCTGGTTGAGGTGATCCTTACCAGTCTGATAACTGGTCATGTTCTCGAACAGGTTGTTGCGCTGACTGTAGGCGCAAATGGAATTGAGGTTGTGTCCACCCGCCGCTGGCGGACAAGTGCATGGATCCGTTCCAGATACCCCGCAGTTAGCCGTTATCCCATCGTCCTTTCCGTCGTAGGTGAACAGACGCAACATGCTGTAAGCATCGTTGATCGAGACATGGGAGCGGACGAACGAATCGTTGACGCCCTGCGTAAGTGAGACGCCGCCGCCTTGACTGTCGGCGGTGACGTTCTGCTCCATCAACAGCGCCGTTACCCTCCCATTGAACTGAAACGCCGGGTACGCCCCACCCCTGTACCCGTTGTTGTTCATGACGTTCCCGCGCACCAGCACCCTGCTAGACACTCGCTCCCGCGAACCGAGGTAGATGGCATGGGTGTCACTGTCTTCAATGTAGTTACCCTCGACGCGCATTCGAGAGAGGCCGTTGGCGGTTCTGATCCCATTCCCGCAGCCGGAAAACCAATTCTCGCGGTACGTGATATTGGCGAAATCCTGGCTGAAGCCCCCACCGCCGATGCACTGATCGTCACCATTGTGCACGTAAAATCCACTGATCTCGACATCGTGCCTGTCGTTCATCTGAATCTTGTTCGGCAGCGCGTTGATCTCGGGCCGCTCGCCTGGATAAGCCGTGTACGTCACGTTCGCGCCAGCAGTTCCGCTTACCGTCTCTATGGCCTCCGTGATGACATGAGTACGCCCCAGCACCAGGTCCCCGGCAGCGACCAGCGTGTTGACCTTGGCAAAGGTCCGAAACGCCACGCACGACCCCCATGTCGCCGGGGTGCAGGAGGCCCCGCTGGTGTCGTTGCCCGCCGATGAGACCACGAAGACGCGCGGCGGGAAGTATCCCAGCTTGGACAAGAAATTAGCGAACGTCGTGTACTTGCTGATGCCGTGGGCCAGCGTCTGAACGCTCGCGTCGTCATCGTCTGCGTCCGGCCCGGTGCAGCTCGGCCCCTGGCCGTAGCCATCTCCGTCCTTGTCCTTGCAGGTGCCGGTGGAGGCGCCCACGCCCTGGATTCCCAGCATCTGCCCCACCCACGTGGTGGACCCGTTCCCCTGCTCTGACACAACCAACGAATCGTTGGCGGCATCGTACGTCATGGCCGTGTTTAGCCCAGTTGACTGCGGGCTGCCTCCGCCGACATTACCGACGCGCTGCCAAGAGTCCAGCACCGGATCGTATTCCCAATCAGACTGAGTGGTCTGATGGTAATAATGGAACACGCGGCGCTTCGTGTCATAAGCGAACGGGCCCGATTGAACCTTCAGAAACGTGTCGGTAACCACCGGGGGCGCGTTTACCATCGTTTTCTGCGTCCAGGTCTGCGTGGTGGTCTCGTAGGACCAAACTTCGCTCCTCCAGGTGCCTCCCGCGCCGTAGCCGCCAGACGTTCCGCCGTATTTGAGGATTCGCTTAGTGTTGGGATCCCAGGCCAGCGTATAAGCGTAAATCGCCGGTGGGGCCTGCGTCGTCGTCCGCTTCCACGCATCCGCGGCGGCGCACCCCGCGTTCGACTGCGCGGTCGTGAGCGTTCCTGGAGTCGGGTTCAGGTCGGTCGGGCAGTAAACGTAGGCGTAATAGCCCGCCACCACATAAACGTCGGCGATAGGGTCGTGGACCCCGAAGCCGGTCTGGTTCTCGTCCAACGGGTAGTTCGTGAAGTTAGTGCTAATATCAGCACTAACGTCGTACCGGGTCCAGGTGTTGGCCTGCGGGTCAGCATTGAGGATCAGGCCGTACATGTCGACCCTCGGGTGGTTATTGCCCTCATCGAGAAAGCGAAACAGCGTGGTCCCTTGCGTACAGTCAGACCGGGAGAGCGTCAGGTGCGTGGCGTCCTGCACGCTCACGATGGTCCCGCACGACGTGCCGGCAATCGTGACGGCGGCACCTACCCAATTGCCAACACCCGTCGCACGAAACGGGATGCTGCTGTTGGCGGTAACGGTCGCCCCGCTAATGATGACACTCATGCCACTGGTCCGCGACGGAGCGTTCCAGTATGACCCTCCAAGCTCTATGTACCGGTTGCGCTTAGTGTCCACGAAGCTAATGACCGGATGTCGGTCGCCGGGCCACGTCGGAGTATCAATATTCGACCCTGAATCGGTGTGGATATCCGCCCCTTGAGGATCGCTCCCCGGGCCGCCCGTGCGAAGGTAATCCCAGGTCCCCGTGGCAGCGTCGTAGTACCACATCACGGTCGAAAAGATGTAACCGGAATCAGTGTTCGAGCCGGACCAGTTGATGCTCCTTTGCGAGAGCTTGTCATACCAGATGTTCTGGTAGCTCGATCCACCTTTTGGCCGCAGTGCCCCTGGATCTGGATGAGTCCAGTTCACGGCTGGCGGTTGCGCCAGGAGGCGCGATGCGAGGACGAGGATAAGATAGAGTCTCATTGACCGCCATTCACAAGTGCTTGTTCCACAGCGCGGTCATAGGCCCGCGCCAGATCCCGTGATGCCGTTTGGAAAGAGGCGTCAGCATTCCTCCGCAACTCATCCAGCGCAGCCATAGCGTGCTCACGCTGCCCGCCATCAGGGACAGTTTGCAGCGCCAATTCGATTGTCTCGAAAGGTGTCATTACATTACCGTCCCGCGCGCTGGCGTGCGCGAGTTGGTCGCCGGTGCCGCCATCTTGAAGCCGAAAGCCACACAAGCGGCAGTAGGAGCGTTTGATGTCGTGAACTCAGGGCTCTGTGCGCCAGCAGTTGGTGCAAGTCTGTATTCAGATGCAAAGGCATTGTAGGCCCCCGAGTTATTGTAAGACGTGTCTGTCGAAGTATTTACTCCATCGCCTGTAATCGTGTAGCTAGCCCCTGCTGCCCAACCGATGTTCCCGCCGCCGTACGCAGTGACCACAAAGGCAACCATCGCCGACGTACTCTCCGTGGTGGTAACCGTTCCACAGGTCTCCGTCGTCGCGCTGTTAGTAGTGCCGGACGATGGTGTCCCGTCCAGCATTGACGATGTAGCTGCGCCGCCGAAACGGAACACCGAGATTGCATACCAAGTTCCGGTGGATTGGGTGCAAGTAATAATGAGTGGGCTTTTGGTGGTGGCAATGGTAGCATAATAAGCGGCAACTCCCAGGGTTGTCCCGTTGAACACATTCACAGCTTGGGTGTAGGTGTTTGGTGTACTCGCGTCATCTGTACAGCCACCAGAAAACGTGAATGCGGACCCTTGAGTCCCATACACCCCGACCGCCAAGAAATCGCCTACCGATGGATTGGTAGACATCGTGATCGAGATAGATGCCGACCCGCTGCTCGTGTTGTGCTTGCTGTTTGTATCAATGTACGAAATCGCGGCCCAAGACTGAACCGCCGCGAGAAGCGCCAGGATTATTGGTCGCATTGCAGTACCCCGTTGACGAACTTGGCCGTGGCGACTGCCGTAACGTTCATCGCGATCATGTCGTTCGCCGCGACGGCCGTGTTGGCCCCAAAGTCGGTGGCATTCGCCGTGTGCAGCGCCGTCCCTGACGAGATCGAGAGTCCGCTGGTGCTAATCACGTTGCTCACCGTGGGGATCGCCGTCCCGGTCGCTACCTTCCAAAATTTCACCGTGATCGTCCCGGCATCAATCATTACCGTAGATGCACTAATCGTGCAGGCGAAAGGCACCGTGACATAGGACGTGGTTGTGCTCGCCACTGTCAGTGCGCCGGAATTGCCGGGATCGCCGATGGAGAATGATATGCCGCGCGCCTTAGTGGTAGCTGGAAGATCCGCCTGAGCAATCGGGGCGCAGGTCGCCGCTGCAGACCCATTCACTCCACGGACAAACTCATTCGTGCAGGCGTTCGTCGCTGGCACCTGAATCAGCTCTGCAAAGTAATTGGTTCCATCAGACTCTACGAATGCCCCGCTTGGTGCCGTCGCGCTGGCTGCTGGAACCGTGAGGCTGCCCGTCCCGCCATTTAGGTTGGTGTCCTGACGGGCAATTGTCACCACGCCAGAGCCGTAGTTGATGATCTTTACCCAAGTGCCAGCCGTTGGCTGAGTAGCAGTTGGCGGAAGCGTCAATGTGAACGTCCCACTTGCCACGCTAACTGTGGTGAAGCAAGTGAAGTCCGCTTTGAGAATGGTGTACGTTGCGGTCTTTGGCAGAACCGGGAACGGGGCCGCACAGTTTGTTCCGCCATTGGCGAGAGCAACCACCCCGGTCACGTTAGCAGCCGTCCCTGATGTATTCTGGTTGAGCGTCGGAATATCGCCTGCCGCAATGGTATGGCACGAGAACGTGTGTGATGACGTTGCATACTGAAGCACGCCGCCGGATGCAACACAGTTTGCCACCGAGGTCCAGGAGCCCGTCGCGCCGGCCGTGGTCAGGAGTACTTGGTCAGCCGCCGAATTCGTGGGCACGGACGTGCCGTTGACCTTCGCCACTGTTGGGCTTGGCAGTGTGCCCGAGAGATCCCCACCAGCCGTGGCGCTCATTGTGCAGCCACCTGAGGAATCGGACAGGTCGGCACAAGCAGGCCGCGCCTTACTGATTACGCCAGCAGCACTAATGGCGGTCAGGAAGTTGTTTGCGGCCCCTGTATCGGCCTTGACCGAGGTGAACGCATTGCCGGCGGAGTCCAGGCAAATCTGGGTCGAGGAGACACTGGAGTAGTAGCATGTAACATAGCCACCAGGTGGGTTCGATGGCGCAGTGCCGGCCAAGCCAGTAGCCATGTAGGTTCCGGTGTTGGGGGTGGAAAGGTATTTCTCCCAGGCATTATTCAGGCATACCCACAGAGTGTGGCTTGTAGTCTGATAGAACAGCACCAGACTAGAGGTAGTAGGGGACGTGCAAGCTGCTACCGGGTCGGACGCACCCGTGGTCATCGTTGTGATGCCACCGCCGGTGCCGGGCGGGACCCCCCAGGTACCATCGGCCTTCAGGTACTTTCCGGCCGCGGCGTCGCCAGCCGCTGGGGCCGGCGCCGCACCCTTCACCCCGCCGGATCCACCGTCGCCAGCCATGGCGACCATATTGGAGCCGGGGAGGGCCCCAGTCACCGCCGACGCCTGATCCAGGTGCACCGCATCGTAGCCCGGCTCTGTCGCTCCGCCCTGGAGGGTCTGGTACTGGGTGCCCTTGGCGAGCCGCCCCGGTACCGGTGTGGCCGTGGTGGCCATAAACAGGTCGCCGCGGGTGGTCAGTGGCGTGTGCGCCAAAGCAAGCGCGCCGGCCAGGTTCGAGAAATTGACCGCCGCCAGCGTCCCATCATCCCGCACGAACTTCGCGCCGCTTGGCGTGCCGCTCGCCAGCCATCCGATCGCCAACTGCCCCAGCGCGCCGGCCTTCGGAATCGCGTTCGCGCCAGCGGTGGCCGTCGCGATCTCATCGGCACCACCGTTCTGATGGCTGCTCGCGTGGGCGGTCGGCGGCCGCGCGTCAGTCATGCGCGAATCGTCGCCGGCCGCCACCGTGCCCGCCGTGGTGCCCACATTAAGCGCCGCCGCGCCCCCAAGGGTTGGCTTGCCCGACAGATCGCTGTAGGCCCCGGTGGTGGCCACCGTTGCAAGTCCGAGATTGGCCCATCTCAGGCCGAGCGCCTGGGCGGAATCGGCCATCAACACATAGCCATTGTTGCCAATCGCAATGCGCGTTGCTCCCGTGTCGAAGCCGAATATATCCCCCTTGGTGGTGACCGGCGGGCTGTATCCACCCCCGCCCGCCTGGTCGATTTCGCAGATGCGATTGCCCGACGTGTCGTAGCCCATCAGCTTGCCAGTCGTCGTGGTGCATTGACCGGACACCACGCCCCCGAGCGATGACGCCCCCGGCGCCGGAACGGTCGTTAAGAACGCAGGCGCGCCCGTGATCTTCGCCCACGCCAGGCCCGTGATCCACGCCGGATTACTGTAGTTCCCGCCAGTCACCACCACCGTGCCGCCGTCGCTCAGATCCGCAATCGCAGGCCGGCCCTTACTGAAGACCCCGGTCGCCGCATCATAGGCCGTGAAAAAGTTGTTGGCCGTAGCCGTTGTATTCGCCGCAAACGCAGGCACTCCCGTGATCTTTGCCCACGCCAGGCTCGCTATCCACGCCGGATTGACGTAGTTCCCCGTGATGCTCACCGCGTCAGCCAGCCGCGTATTCAGTACCGTCCGCGTGTCCTTAAAAATCGTCGTATTGGGGATCGGCGCCACCTGGCCCGCCGCCCAACCCACCAGAACCAAGCTCAGTATGATCGTTCGCATTTATCATCTCCCTTACTGCTCGATAGTCGCCCACGTCGTCGTCCCGCCGATGCTCCCCGAGCCCGCTGTCCCCGCTTCGATCTCGGCCCACGTGCTGGTGCCGTCGATCCCGCCGCCGCCCGTCGTCCCCGCCCCGTAGCTCGTCCCGTCCCAGATCCACGTCTGCCCCGCCACCAGGCCGGCCGGGTTGATCTGCTGCGGGCTCACCAGAAATTGCGGCGCGCTCGACCCTCCCCACAGCTTCTCCCGGGTCATCGCGACGCTCGTCTTTGGCACGATCCACCGCTCCGTGAACTGGTCCGTCGGCTTGCCGGTCGCGTCCACCAGCGCAAACGTCGCGTCGTATTTCCACCCCGGCCCGCCAGAGAGACAGAAATCCACCGCCCCGCCGTTGCCGATCGTGATCCGCAGCGTGCTCGCCACCACGCCCCCCGAGGGCGCGCTCGGGCCGCGCAGCGTGATCGTCCCCCGCATCTCGGTCGCCTGGTCCGCCAGCACCAGGGTATCCGCGATGCGCGTAACCCCCGTGGCGCACACCCCGTGCGCCGCCGGAATCCCCAGCGCGATCGCCATCGCTGCCCTGCACACATTAATCGTCACCATCTTCATTTCCCTCCTCCTCTTAGGTCGCGCTCCACTTCCGCCGCCGTACGCCCCCGCCCCGTCACTCGTTTCGCCCGCAACAGCGCCGCCAGCATTGCCTCCGGAATGGGTACCCCGGCCCGGGCGCAGTTCTCCGTGATCGAGATCGCCTCGTTCACCGCGAACGCGATCGCCACGATCGACCCCAGATCGTAGCCCAAATGGATCGACCATCCCACGAAATGCGCCACCGTCACGAGCGTCAGCGTCAGGACCTTCCTCCCCAAACCCCGATACCCCTCCGCCGAGCTCAACCGCCCGCACACCAGGGCGCTCAGCACGCCCGTGGCGTAGTCGCACACCATCAACACCACCAGCGCCTGCACTGCCGCCGGCGTGGAGATCCACCATGCCGTGATACCCGCCGCCAGCCACTTCCCCCATGCCGGCGCCGCCACCGCTAACCCTGGCGCTGTTCGCATTTTTCCTTAGCCCCCCCCGTCTCGTATCAGCTTGTCGCCCTCCAGCCGCCATCCGTCGCCCGCCAACTTCTCGCGGCGCAGAATAGCGCGTAGAATCACCAAACGCTCAGTGTCAAGAGCCAGAATCTGCTCCGTCAGTGGGGCCAGCAACCCCTGGTCGGCCGGCGTCAACGCGTACTCCGCAAAGTTCATAAGCTCCTAAGCTCCTAAGCTATGACCGCATATCCGGTCAGGATTCCGCCGGTAAATGTCTGCCTGCCGCCGCCGGACGGATACAGGGCGACATCTATCACCTGTGTGAGTCCAGCCTTAGTTGACCCCGAGATAATGACGCTGAATTTCGTGGTGGCCGATATTGGCCCGGTGGCCCTTATTGCTTCGGATATACCGCCGTCCGAGATGCGAACCGTGTAGTGAGTTCCGACGATAGTCAGTCCGTTGTCGCCGATAGTCACCGAGGCTCCATCCCACCCCGTGATCTTCGCTATCGACAGGTCGCTGATTTTGGCGCTAGTAATCAGGTTGTCGCCAATCTGCCCAATCACCAACGTCCCGGTGAAACTCCCAATATTGATCGTCCCGACATTTGCGACACGCGAGATATCCAGGTTGCCGCTGAAGCTCCCGATTGCCAGCGTCCCGATGTTGGCCACCCGGGAAACGTCCAGGTTGCCGCTGAAGCTCCCGATGGCAAGCGTCCCGATGTTCGCCACCCGCGACACGTCCAGATTGCCGCTGAAGCTGCCGATGGCGAGCGCGGCCTGATCCACGATGAGATTCCCGGCGGCGAACGATATACCCGTTCCCACCTTGACGACGGCGTTGCCGCTGCCGTCCACATTCAGACCATTCCCGGGCTTCCACTGTACCCCACCCAAGCCGTCCGGCTCCATGCCCGGCCCTGTGCTGATCTGCTTCTTGCATTCGCAATTATCGATGTAGAGCGAGCCCGAGGACGCGCCACTAATGCTGGCAATCCACCCGTACATTACGAGTAAGTACGCCGTGCCCGCTGGCGCAGCGGGTGTCAACAGCGGCGACGAGGCGGTCCACGCCGTAAATGGTGCAGGAATGCCGGTGTTGTATCCACTTGAGATCAGTGCGGAAACGGCGTCAAAGTATGCGTAATAGATGTACCCATAAAAGTTAGCCGATCCAGCATCGGTTTTCATCTGGCACTTCAGCGCATATCTCTCTCCCGGCTTGGCGCGCACTACTTGCATTGAGCCAGCATAGTCGCCGGTTATCCTCGCGTATGAGGGCGGAGAAAATGCTCCGGCATCGCTGACCAGCGCCATGGCGCCTTGGGGGGTCCACCCGTCCAGCCCATAGATAAATTCTGGATTTAAAAGCATGTTGCCGTCGAGGTTATTCGCCACGGACAGCTTCAGCGTCGCGGGGTCGATCATGAGCCCCGGACCAAGCGTCGTTTTGTTGAAACGATCCCCTGGAATCTGACCAGCCGGCAGCACTCCGAAGTTCAGCCGGATCACGCTCCCCTGCGCCACTGAGCTCGCCGTATTACTCCCCGCCCAATCCCCCGGATTCGTGCTCAGACGGTTTACCGCCACGCACTGGATCTCCAGGTAGTGGTGCGTGTCGCTTGCTGCCCGGTACGTGATCTGTAGCGGATCATCCCCGATTGTTGTCCGGGCCCCGCCCCTTACCTCGCGCTCAAACCACTCCCGCCACGCCCCATTGGCATCGCCCGCGGGCGTACCTCCCGAGTCCGTCTCGCGCACGTAGAATTTCACCAACCACGAATTCACGTCTGCCGGGTCGGTCCAGTTCACCCCGTCCAACTCTGCCCACTGCCAGCCCGTCGTCAGATCCAGCTTCCCCGTGATCGTCCCCGCAGAGATGCTCGTCACCACGCCGCCTCCCGGCGCCGCCAGACCGCCCACCGGGAACCCGCTCGATACCACCGCCGCCGCCGGCAGCGCGGCTGCCGCGATCAGCTTCGCCGGATCACCCCCGATTGCCCCCGTGGCAAACGCCACCTTCCACGTCGCGCTCGCCCCCGGCTTCGGCGCCCGCAGCCGGAACGATTGCCCCACGCTGGTCATCACGCTCCAGCCGATCCAGGTCCAGTTCGCGCCGCTGTCCTTGCTGAGCCATTCCGTCACGTTCTGCGGCACTTGCCCGCCATTGAGCACCGGTACCCCATCCACAAACGTATAGACCAGGCGCGTCAACGGATCCGCTTCCGGCGTTCCCGCCTCCGCCCCCGAACACGACGTCACCGCCGCCGCCCTTACCGTGACGCTCTTCGAGAGCGGCGATGCCGTGATCGCCCCGTCGTCGTTCTCGCAGTAAAACTCGATCGTGTCATCGTGAGAGCTCCCGTCCTGCTCCCCGATCGGCCCGCCCGTGCTCCCCGTCTTCGGAGTTGACCCAAACGACGCCGCGTAGTGCGTCTCCAGCGTCCGCTTCACTCCCGAGCGTGTCCACACCACGTGGATCTTCAGCAGGTGCGCGTACTCCGCGTCGCCCGTCGGCAGGTCGATCGACCACGAGAAGCCGAACGCCGCGGCGTTGCCGCTCATGCCGTACGTCGCGCTCACCGTCGCCGTCGCGATGTTTGGCGCCGCCGGCGCCCCGCCGCCCCCGGTCGCCCCGGTCGCCCCTTTGGGCCCCTGCGCCCCCTGCCCGCTTCGGAATAAGATCAGTTCACTCATCTCATACACCCGGAAACTTAATCCGCGCCGTTCCTTCGCCCGCCGACTCGTCCCACAGATAGATCGCCGACCCGCCGCCGGGCCAGGTGTCCGACCCGCCACGCAGAATCTTCACCCCGTTCAGATCCGTGCTCTTCTTGCGCACGATGATTTCCTTGTCCGGCGCTGCGCTCGCCGCCAGGCACGTATACGTCAGCACCCCGCCGTACGTCACCGTCGCCCCGTTGGAGTGCGTTGCCGCCGTGCTTCCTTTCGCGCCTCGCTCGCATTTCAACGCCGTCGTCCCGGCGCCCGAGAGGATGCGCAACACCTCGCTGCCCACCTGGATGCACTGCCCGTCCACCAGCCCCGATGCGGCCGCCAGCGTCACATCCTGCGAGGTCGTGTCCGTGATCGCCGCCCCCAGCGTCGTCGATCCCCCGCTCGCCCCGCTCGTGTCATAGATCACCGTCCCGTCCGTGATCCGCATCGTCGCGTCCGCGGCCAGTTCTACCGTTCCCTCGGCCCCAGGCACGTACAGCAGGCGCACCGGGTTCAGGTGCGGCGCCGGCTCATCGCCGCCGCCGTCGGCCGTCGCCGCCTCCAACAGCAGCGTAGCCCCCGCATAGTTCCGCACCGCCAGCGCCAGGCCGATCCCCGCCGTCTGATCCGCGTTCTTGATTTCCCCCGTCTCCGCCGACTCAGCCAGCACCGTCGCGTCCTCGATCACGTACCGCGACGTGCTGTCCGGCGTCACCACCCAACCGTCCGCCACCGTGATTGCCGTCGACGTGTTGTCCGCGATCCGGTACCGGTACCCGCGGCCCGCACCCGCGATGATCCGCAGCACACGCCCCTGCTCCTGGTGCGCCGTCAGCCCCGCGCCACCGTTGCTCAGCGTGTTGACCCAGTTCGCATCCGTCAGCGTTGGGCCGCTCACCGACGGCTGGCTCAGCATCACCAGCACGTCGCCCGCCGCCACGCCCAGCGCATTCGGGTCCGGACTCCCGCCGTCGATCGTCAGCACCGTCCCCGTGTTGCTCGCCACCCGGAAATTCAGCACCGGCAGCGCAGACAGATCCGCTTTCGCCAGCACCGTGCAGGTGTATCCCGCCCACTGATTCGTCGTCCATCCAGCCCCCGCGATCGTCAGCGTCCGCGTCCCCACGGCCGTCACCGCGGCCCCGAACACCCCCGCGTGCCATACGTACTTCGGCCGCACCGTCAGCCGGTCGAATTCCGTGTCTGGCGGGCCCCACGTGGCTGCCGGCAAATCCGCTACCGTCACGCTCGAGGGCGTGCCCGAATACCCCGCATCGTTCTCCGCGCCCAGCGTGTTCGCGCTCCGTCCTACGAACACGTAGTACCCGCTGCCGGCGGGATCCCAATAACTGACCGCCGCCGTGATCGTGTTTGTTGTCCCGCCCTGCGCCACCACCACCACGCATGGCGCCGACACCGGACCCGGCCGCCCGTTTGCGTCCTTGCTCGCCACCGCGACAAAGTACACCCGCCCGCTGCCCGCCAGCGACCCGCCAGAGCTCGCCGTCGTCCCCTGCTTCGCCAGCACGGGCGGCTGTAAGTTCGCCGGCTCGTTTACCGGCAACACCCCCGTCACCGTCGCCACCGGCGCCACGCCGCCGTTGCGCGCCGCCTCGTACCGCAATTGCAGCCCGAATGTCCACTCCGTCCGCGGATACACAGGATCCCCGCTGGCCGGCTGCGCCTTGTACGGCTGCCACGGCCAGCTCGGCCGCACCAATCGATTGCGCCGGGCCGCCGTCGCCGGGTTTCCCGTCACCGCCTGGTAGCTGTCCCCGTACCACGCGTCATCGTGCACCGTCGCGTCGTAGGTGCACGTCTCATGGTTCGGCGCCGGCGCGACCTGCTGCAGCCGCATCAATTGCAGCGTGTGACCGTGTTTCGCGTTCGACACCGCCACGATCTGCCCCACCGCCAACCGCACGCCCTTCACGCTCGAGGTCCACCGCCACGTCTCGCCGCCGAGCTGCTCCGCCAGGAAGATCGCCGCCACCCGGTTCGCCCGGTCCAGCGCGTTGCATCCCTCCACCGCGAAATTGCCGGCGATCTCCTGACCCATCAGGTTCACGTCCTCGATGTCCTTCACCACCACCGAATCGCCCGAGTAGTCGTTCTCTTCATTCCCAAACGAAACCGTCGCCACGTTCGGCACGCTCCCCGACGCCCGCCCCGGCCGCGTCAGCTGGCTCTTGTCGCGCACCATCGAGCCCTCGGCGAAGTGGTACGCCACGTACCCCCCGCCGATACTCGTGTTGTAGTTGCTGCCGTTCACCGGCGCCGGCTGCTGCTCCGCCAGCGTGCCCCGCGCGAACAGCGCGATCCCGCCCGTCGCCAGGTTCCGCCCCAGGTGGCTGGTGCACCCGCGCAGCATCCCCGTCAGCAGGTCCGCCGCCGGCCGCCGTTGCCGCACCACCGCCGAGCACGTATACTTTGCGTGGCTCTGCGACGTGCCGTCGCGCGCCGTGTAGCTGACTGCACGCGTGTGCTTCAGGTTCGCGTCGATCCAGGAGTCCAGGTCCAGGTCCGCCGCCGTCAGCCCGCTCCGCAGCAGCACATCCAGCATCGCCCACGCGTATTTATCGCTCGCCCCCTCGTACTCGATATACCCGCCCGTCCCATCCGCCGCCGTGCCCGAAAGCGTCACCGTGCCCGGCGGCCCGGCCGTCCAGCTCGCCAGCCCCCACGTCGCGTTGAGGGCGCCGTTCGAATTCCCGACGATGCGGATCGTGAACGGCGAGTTCCCCGCGATGTCCACATTCGGCGCGTTGTTCGCCAGCGTTACCACGCCGCCGCTGACCGAGTCGATCTTCGCGTACGCCCGCACCTTCGGAAACTCGATCAGCGCCCGCACCCGCGGCATCTTCGCCGTCAGCTTGTGATACACCACCCACTCGATCACGCACAGCGACCCGTGCGGATCCCCGTTCCCGTTCCACGGCGCGTCCGGGTTCCACGCGCCCGTCCGGTCGCCGCTCGAGATCACGTTGTACCGGAACAGCCGATCCGCCACGATGTACGCGTTCCCGTCCAGGTCCGTCGCCGGCGGCAATTCCTCGTCATCCACCACCACCTTCAGAATCCGCCCCGGCCGCCCTTCGCATACAATCGCCTCTCCGCGCGTCGAGTTCGCCTCCGGCCAGCTCCCCAGCACCAGGCAATCTACCCAGGCCGTTCCGTACCCGATGGGCGCATAGTCCCCATACTTCGCGGCATTCCCATCGCTCCGCAAATCCGTCAACCAACTGCCGGACACGTACTCCCGCGATCGCGACGCCGCTGGCACCTCCCATGTCACCCCGCCGAACCGCGGCGAGTTCGCGTTCGCCGCGCACCCCGCCTTGTCGTAGGTGCAACTCGTCTTCGCCCCGTTCGTCACCCCGCACGCATAATAGGGCGATCCCTTGGTATCCGCCACCGCCTTGGCCGCCGAAGTCGCCGGGAAGAGTTTCGGGCATCGCACCTGGATCGGGAACACCGGCAGCAGTTTCGCCTCCAGATTCAGGATGTTGCTCGCCGTCACCACCAGCGCGTCGTCCCGCACCTCTGGCCGGTCGCACCGCCCCACGAACGGCGCCACCGCATCGCTCGACCAGGCCCCAACCACGAAATCGCGGAACAGGAACGTCACCTTCAATCGCGCCCCGCGGAATCCCTTCGCCGCCTCGATCGCGTACAGGTCCTTATCCGCGTCCGCCAGCGTCAGCCGCACTGACCCTGGAATCTCGATCCCGTGCGGCGACAACGCCTGGATCGGGTCAATCTGCTGCTGATCCACCCGCGGCAGGTAGTCCGTGCCCGCGTAGGTCAAGGCCCAGGCGCTCACCGCCAGCGTCGATCCATCCGCCCAGGTGAAGTCGAACAGGTAGACCGGCTGCGCCCCCGCCGCTGCCTCCTTATAGGTGTTGATCGTGCTCACCTGTCCCCCGCCGTCCGCAGCAGATCGTCCAGCCCGCCGAACCGTGCCGTGACAATCGCGCCGGGGAGGCTGCCGATCACCCGCATGAGATCGTGCGCGGCCGACCTCCCCACGCCGAACAGGAGCTCGATGTCACGGCTGCCCAGCGGCTGCGATGCCTCCAGCTCCGCCACTGCGCGTTGAATCCGTTCGACTTGTCCGATCCAGGCCTTCGGCCGTGCCATCTCTATATAGTCTCCGCGTTACCGGACGGTTACCGGACGGGGCGCTGGCAGGGATTCCACACTGCACACGCATGCGCTCGCCGCCACCGCCAGATACGCGTCATACAAAGAACTCCGCCACCGGCAGCGTCAGGCTCCACTGCCCCGCCCCCAGGTTCCGCGCCGCGAACTCGTCCGCGTCGAACCGGCAGTGCGCCACATCCGCCCCCGCCTCCGAATCGTGGAAGGTGAACGATCCCAGCCGGCCCCGCATCGCCATGAAGAACTCGAGGCGCGACCCCAGCTCCGCCGGCGTGATCGCCGGATAGCTGCACACCCAGTACCGCTTCTTCGCCGCCCACTCCGCCCACCCGTACCGCGCCCCGCTCGCCAGGTCGTTCCGCGTCGTCAGCCACCGCGCCCCCTGCGTAAACGGCCGTTGCGTGTAGACTCCCGTGTACAGCGCCGGATAGGACGCCCCCCCCGCTCCCGTATATGTCCCGCTGGTCAGGACCTGGCGCATCTTGACAAAAAAACTGAACTTCCCGGCGGCGGATTCGACGCCGGCCAGTTCGTCGCCATCCGCCGCCATGTGTGGATACGTCGTCCCATCCGCATCCACAAAACTCCACGTCGCGTCAAACGCGCCCTTGATCGTGTCCCAAAACGCCTGTACCGCCGCCAGATCCGCCGCCGGCACGTTGGCGAACGTCAACGTGAACCCGTTCAGCGGATCCCCCGCCGCCCACCGCTGCTCGGTCCCATCCAGGAACTCGATCACCCGCGTCGGCATCGCCAACCGCCGCTCCACCGGCATCCGCAACGGTACCGTCGTCGGAAATGTCACTGGCATAAGGCTCCGTCTTGTGCATCCGGGCGAAGATCGGGTGACAGAACGCCTCCTGCTACATCATCCGCGGCGGACAGAAGCTCCAGCCCGGCGCCGACCTCGCGCGCGCCGTCGCTGACGTAGCCGCATGGATGGAATCCGCCGTGGAAGACAGCATGCCCGACGACGCGCGCGCCTTCCGCCGCCTGGCCAACGAATGCATCGCCGACCTCCCCGCCGAGGACTCCGACTGCGATGGCTCCGATTCCGCCATCGTCGTATAGTGGGGAGGAGCGAATATGTCCCAGTCCAAATCCCTCTACGCCCGCATCGTCGCCGCCGTGGCCTGCCCCCGCTGTGGAGCGGCCATCGGCGAGCGCTGCCACAACCCCATCGCGCATCAGGCCATCCGCGGCCCGGCAGATCACCGCGCTCAACCCCTCCGCGAACACTCCGAGCGCCGGCGCGCCCACCAGGAGTACCGCCGGGAGCACGAGCGCGCCTAGCCCATGATCTGCCCTCACTGCCACCGTAAGCTCTCCATCGAGCAGCTTGCCGCCCACCTTGCCACTTCCGCATCCGGACAAGCCGCGGACACGGCACCCTCCAGCCGCACCGGCGGAATCGATCCGTCCGCGCACGGCCACGGGTCCGCCGAGTACAGCCGCGATTCCACCATCAGGCTGTAATACCGGTCGTGCTGGAGCCGCCGCTCCATCTCCGCCAGCGCCGTCCCCGGCTCACTGGCCACTGGCCCGCTGAACTGCGGCATGAAATTCAAGTGCGCCACTTTCTCCCGCCACAAACACCGGAACTGAAAGGTGCCATACCGCGTTTTCTTCATCCCACCCTCACCGTGTTCCGCACCGCCGTCATCAGGCGCGGCGACACCCGGTCCTCTAGCGCCCCCGTCACCATCCGCACGATCTCCGGCGCACGATCCATGAAATCCCGCGAGTCGATCGCCTGCACGGGAATGTTTACCGTGATCCGCAACCCGCCGCTCACATCCGTGTCGAAAGTGCGCCCGTACCGGTCCCGGGCATAGCTGCTCGCCGCCGGCGCGCTATAGCGCGCCGCCGTCAGCCGGTCCACCATCTCCTGGTCGCGCGTGTGCCGCGGATCCGGCAGCATCCCCGTCAGTACGCCCAAGCTCATCCCCGCGATCATCCCCACCGGCCCCGCCCACGCCATCGCCTTACTCGCCAGCGCCAGCACCGCCCCGGCCGCCGCCATGCCGCTGCCCGCCGCCGTCAACACACCCCGCGCACCCCCGCTCCGTACGCCCGAGTAGATCCCCATCGCGCCGCCGGCTGCCGCGCCGCCGATGCCCGCCGCCCGGCCCCAACCGGACAGGCCGCCGCCACCACCACCCCAGAATTCTTCGCCCCACGCCGCGCCCTCCGGCGTGATCTGGTCGGGGTGCGCCGCATCCCAGCCTGGCACTTCCGATCCGCCCTCCATCAGCCGCGCGAACGTGGACGCCGCGCTCGAAAATCGTCCACCGCCGCCCGAAGACGACAACGCCAGCGACCGCAGCGCTGCCGTGTTCTCCGCCGTCGCCAGCGTGTTCAGTCCCATCGCGTCTTTCAGCGGATCTTTGCCCAGGACTGTCCCCTGGAAGATCTTCCCCGCCAGCCCCACGTGTCCCGAGAACTCCGAAGTTAATTCTGCGAAGGCGTTGCCCGCCAACATCCGCCCCTGCCCCTGCAGGAAATTCATCCCGAACTGCCGCAGGCCTCCCGGACCGCCCACCAGCGCGTCGAACAACCCGGCGCCCATCGCCCGCCGCTCGTCCAGCCGCGCCCGCTGGAGTTGCCCAATCCGCAGCTCGTGATCCAATTCCGTCGCGTGCTGTGAATCCAGCAGCTCCGCATAGCTCCGTGCATAAGCCAGCCTCCGAGCTTGCGAATCATGCAAAGTATCCGCTTCCGCCACCTGCAAGCCGTAGATCCGCTGCGCCAGGGCGAGCCGCTCCACCATCTCCGCGTTAGCCAGCGCCACCTCCTGCCCCGGCCCCGCCGCCTGCCCCAGGAATCCGATGCGCTGCCGCGAGTCCATTCCAGCCCGCGAGATCTGCCCCTGCACACTGATCTGCCGAACCTCCTCGCCCGTGTGAATCCAGATATCTACCGCGCGCTGCGCCGCCGCGCCCGCGCCCTTGTAAACCTCCTGCATCGCCTTATCGGAGTCGTCCAGGTACTTCAGGATGTTCTTCGACCCATGCGCGAAGACCTCGTCCTCCTCCTTGACCAGCGCCGCCGTAGCCCCAATTCGCGCCGCCGATCGCACCCGCTCCGGCATGTCCCCCTTGAGCGAATGCTCGCCGATCAACTGCTCGCCCTCCGTCAGGATCTTCGTCGCCGGGCCCATCTCCACCAGGCCCATCCGCCGCTCGAACGCCGCCACCGAGCGCCCCGCCGCCAGTAGGTCTATCGTCGCCTTCGTCTGCGCCTCGATCCCCGCCACCACCGCCTTCTGCGCTTCGATCTTCCCCGCCAGTTCCTCCTGCTTCCCGAATGGCCCGCCCAATTGCTGCATACTGCGCAATTGGTCCTGTAATTCGGTCAGCGATTTTTTCGCCAGCCCCAGTTCGCCCGCAGCGTCGTCCACCCCCAGCAGCGCCCGGCCGATGCGCGACTTATCCACCTTCATCCGCGCCCCACCAAACAGATCCCGGTCCAGGTAACGGTCGATCGCATCCTGGATCCCGCCGATCTCCAACTGGTCCCCAAATCCGCTCGCCCGCAGCGCCTCCAGCCGCGCTTGCAGCTCCGCCGGCGGAGTCTTCCCGACCTGGCCTCGCAACGCCGCGCCTGCAGCAGCCCCGATATCCGCCGTGTCTCCCGCGAATCCCTTCATCGTCAGCGAGAACGTCGCCGCCAGCGGCTCCTTTACCTTGCGAGCCAGGCTGTCCCACCGCGCCGCCAGATCCGCGATCTGCTTGTGGTAGCCTTCCCACCGCGCCATCTCGCTCTCGTTCGGCGCTATCCCCAGCTCCTTCGCACGCCGCAAGCCCTCCCCCATCTGTAGCAGGTCAGGAACAATCGCCAGGGCGCCCCGCCCCAGCACTCGAATCGCTGCGTCGTTTCGCCGCGCCGCCTCCGGTATCTCGCCCAGCTTCTCCGCCAACTGGATCACCACGTCCGTCATCGGCCGCAGTTTTCCGGTCGCCGCATCGTATGCCGTTACTCCCAGCGCCGCCAACTGGTCACGGCCCTTCTTCCCTTCTTCACTCGTGTCCGTCAGAGCCTGCGAAAGTTTCCGCAGGACGCCTTCGACGGACTCGAGCGAGCCGCCCGATCGCTTCATCGCAAAATCGAGGTTGAACGTCGCCTCGATCGTGTCCCCCAACCGTGCGGCCGTCCGGCCAAGCTGCGTCGAGTATTCACCCAGCCCCTTCGCCGCCTCAAATCCCGCCGCCCCCGCCGTCGTGAAGATGCCGATCCCCGCCGTCAGGGCCGCTCCCATCAGCCCCCACTTTTCGCCCAACTGATGGACCGTCTGCATGGCCAAACCCATCGGGTTCTCGAATCCAGCCTTGATCTTTTCCTCGATGCCGGCGAACATCTTGCCGGTGCTATCCAACTGTTGGTCCAGCGTCCCCAACTCACGGCGCACCCGCGCAACGCTATCGCTCCCGCCTGCATCCGAGCCGCCAATCGTAAAATCGAAACGATTCGCCATAGTCCCCTTACGCCGCCCGCGCCAAGAACAGTCCCCCAGCCAATCGGCTCACCTCGCTCATCAGGCCCTGCGCCACCAGCTCGCCCTCGAACGCCGCGCCGAACACCTGTGCCGCCCGCGCATCCAGGCGGCGCACACTCTCCGGACTCAACCCCCACCACGGCGCCCGCCGCTCGTTCGCCTGCGCCTTGATGCGCGCCAGGCGCGTCGTGATCCCGAACGTCGCCTGCCGGTCATCCAGATAGTTGATACGGATCGCATCCAGCATGTGTCCACCGATCCCCGGCCCGCGCAGATCGCGGAGCGGCTGCAATCCCAGCCTCACCTTCGCCTGTGCATAACCCCGCCGCTCAAACCGGGCCCGCCCACCCACTCGCTCCAGGAACACTGCCCTACCGCTTTCCTTCAGTGACGGCATCGGCTGCCCGTCGGCCCCCAACCCCGCCGCGCACTGCCCCAGCAGCAGCTCGATCGCGTATTCCGCCAGCAGCCGCAGTTGCCCCGCGCGCACCCAGCTCACCGGTCCCGCCGACGTCCGCACCCGCCCCTGCTCGCCGCGGAACCACGCAATCTCCCGCCCATCCCGCCGCTTCGTGATCCGCAGTTTTAACAGAGCCATAGCCCACCCCGCCCGATCGGCGCTATACTCGCTTCCATGGGTATCTTCATCTTGATGTTCTGGTTCCTCTGCGGCGGCGCTGCCGCCTTCGTAGCCGCCGGCCGCGCGGATAATCCCTGGTTCTGGCTCCTCATCGGCCTCCTGCTCGGCCCCATCGGCTTCCTCCTGGCCCTCACGTCCACCGGCGAGCCCTGCCCCAAATGCGCCTCCCGCATCTCCAAGAACGCCTGGCGCTGCCCCAATTGCAACAGTGCCCTGGCGCCTGCCCTCCGCGCCGTCTCCGACCGCGAGAACGACCGTACCCGGGCCCTGGTCGACGCCCTTCAGTCCCGCAAACACTGATTCGTCGCCCCGAACCCCTACGTCTTTCCATTCGGCACGTACGCCACGCTCGCCGGCGTGCCATCCGGGTTGTACGATTGGGCGATCGCTCCGATCGCCGCGTTCACCCCGCTGGATATCACCAACGGAATCGGCGACCCTGTCGCCGCTGCCACATATGCCCCCACCCCGATCGGCACCAAATGCAGAACTATCTGCGCCCATCTCCGCATAATTCCTCTCCTTATTCGGGTCGCACCGCCGCCCGGCACGCCCGTTCTTCCCGCTCGATCTCCGCCTGGATCAAATCCACCGCGTCGAACCACCGCGCCGGCCATTCCGTGCTGTCCGAACCGTATAGCACGCCGCCCGTCGCCTCCCGCACTCGCCGCGCGCGCGTGAACTGGTCGATCAACTCCAGCGATTCCGCCGTGATGAGGGCCACCGGGCACTCCCGGGATTCCACGCCCACCTCGTATGGCGCCGCCACCCGGTCGCCGGCCCCCGGAATCTCGTACACCGCCCGCCATACCGCCGCGCCGTCCCGGTCCACCGCGCTCAGGCGATGGCTGGCACACTCGCACTTGCCGGGCCCGTGAAACTTGCTGCATCCCCGCCCGAAATCGTAACCAGCTTCCCGGCACGCACCGCACTCCCAGACCCCGCGCTCCCATCCACCACTGCGGCCGAAATGGATGGCGATTCTAAATTCTCCTGCTCCCCCGGCGACAAGCCCAACTGCTCCCCCACCACCTGCGCGATCTCCTCGTACAGCGGGTCCGGACCGCACTCCCGGAGCAGCTTGAAGTCCGCCGCCTGGCCGTCGATCTTCAGACCCTCGATCCCAACCAGCGCGAACTCCACCGCTATCGGCGTCAGTTCCTGCCGGTCGATCCGCTGGGTCTCGCCGATCAGGCGCAGCAGCTCCTTCAGCTTCGCCTCGTCGAACGCGATTGGCCCTCCGGATTCCTTCGCCGCCGCCGCCGCCGCACGGTATTCCTCACGCAGTGGCGCCATCTTCTCCTGCAACCCCTGCCCCCGCTCCAGAATCGCGCCCTGGCGCTCCCGCAGCACCTGCCGCCGCCACCAGGTCAGCCGCAGGATCGTGAACTCCACGCCCTCGCAGGCCTTCGATGAGATCTTGATATGGCTCGAATATTCCATCAGTCGCCTTCCTTGAGACCGCCGCGCTCCACGTCCGCTTCGTCCACAACGGTGCACCGAAACTCGGAGCCGCAGATACCACACTTTCCGATCACGCTATCCGTGCCCGCGGGATACACGTAGATCTCCGAGGTGCCATCCAGGAGCCCGGCCTGCACTTCCGCGAACCAGCACCCGAGGCCTTCGTCAATGCGGATAGTCTGCGAGTGCCCCCCCTCGCAGACCGCGAGAATTCCATAGCCCGCCATGTCAAATCCTCAGTTAATCGCCAGCGTGTACTGATCCTTCGCCGTAATGGCAGACGGATACGCTACTGCCCCCGCGAAGTTCACCGTGCGCCGCGTCCCCGACGTGCCATAGGTCGGCTTCGGCACGATGATGTTGTTCAGCGTGTGAACCCAGCGATTCCCCGCGATGGTTCCCACCGTGAACACAGCATTCACCGGCGTGCGCGTGAAAGCTTTCTGTTTCAGGCCCCGCAAATTCGCCGAATCATTGTCGGCCATGGAAAAGTCCAGGGTCACCTTGCGATCGCCCGGCGCGCCCGCGCCCGGGAATTCCGTGTTCCCGGTTTTCAACAGCTCACGCATCACGTCGAGCGCGACCTTGCCCGATAGGATGTTCGTATACGCGTTGCCGTCGATGGTCGCCGTCACCTTAAAGCCAGCCGGGGGCGTGCCGTTCACCACCGGGGCGCTCGGCTCGCTCGGCCAGGCCGTCAGTCCGCCCTTTGCCGCCGCGGGTGTGCTGCCATCCGCATATTGGTCATTGTCGAGCACCCAGCCTGCCTCGCCGGAGAACGTCAACAGCGGCGTGTCGCCCCCGAATGTGGCCTCCATCTTCTGCACCAGGGCGTTGAATGCCACCATCGAGGTGGCGTTCGCCAATGCCGTCATGAAGTTCCAGATCGCCAGGTAGTACAGCGTATCCGCCAGCGACCAGGTCACCGACGTCGACGCCACCACCACGCCGGCAGCGCCAAAGATGCCCTGCAGAAAGTTCTTGCAGTCGGGCGCCGTCCCGGCCGCCCCATTCCCCGCGGCGGACATAGAGGCACTGAAGCTCGCGATCCGCCGCCCGGCTTGGGCCACGATCTGGTCGAGTGAGCCGGTCTTGTCCGGCCTCGCAATCTCCGCCTGTTTCGCATCCATAGTGAGAGCGGTGATGAGGCAGCAGTCGGAATTGCCCACCGTCGCCGCCCCACCCGTGTTTGGAATCGCGTCGAACGCGGATTGCACTTGCGGATAGCACCGCTGATTTCTGTCGAATACGTCAGCCATTTAGGCCACCTCCCTCCGGAATCAATCCCGCCCGGAACCTTTCCGCCGCGGAAAGCGCCGCCGCCTTCTTCGCCGCGAACTCCGGCGTTGCGTTCGCATGTGCCCCGAACGCTCCGAATCGCCCCACTTCGGCCGCCGTCAACCCGATTTCCACATACTGCTCCTCCGGCACAATCGCGCTCCCCCCTACGGAGAGATCCCTGGCCTGATCCTCGGTCAGTTCCGCCGACTGTCCAAAGGACCGGAAAGAAACCACGCCCATCATATGCGAGGGCAGCGACCCCACAAACACAAACCGTTTCTTCATACGTTGACCTCGAAACTCCCCGTAAATAAGATCTCCTGCGACCATCCGAAGTGCTGATCGTCCACCCCGAAAATCTGCTTTTCGACCGGGTTCGACCAGCTCAAATCTCCCCGGAACCCGAACACGCCGAACTCCGGATCCAGCACCGCCAGCAGCGCCGATTCGATCGCTTCCCGCTGCGCCACCAGGCCCGATTTCCGCACGCCCTTCACGAACAGGAAGAACCGCCAGTACATCGTCACGTCCCCCGAGAACAGCCGCGGCTTCTCGAATTGCAGGTTTCGCCCTTCCCCCACCCACATCGCCAGCGCCGGCAGCTCCGGCTCCTCCGTCTCCACCAGCAAATCCAGCGTCCGATCCTCCCGGTAATAGTTCGACGGCTGGTCCGCAATCCCGTCGAAGTTGACCGCGAACGCCTGCTCCGCCGCCCCGAACTCCGCCAGCGCCGTCGCCACCGCATCGTTGAACAGCGCCCCGAAGCGCGCCTCCAACTCCGTCCGCACCAGCCTCGAGACCGATACCACCCCGCTCATGCGTCCCCCTTCCGGTGCAGCGCAACGATAGGATTCGCCTTCACCCCCTGGCGCACCGATGCCACCACGTAAAACGTCCCGTCCGCCCACACCACTTCGTCTTTCCGCCCCGGCGACGGCACCGCCTCCGGATCCACCTCCACGTGCGCGAAAAAACCCGGAGCCGAAGGCTGCGGCGCCTCACTGGCGGTAATCCGCGGGATTACTCTCGTCTCCACTGGATCACCTCCCTTCGGCAGATACCTTACGGGCTCTCCAAACTCCCGGAATACCGCCGAGTTGATCCGCCGCCTTCGCTCCGCGTCCACTGCTACTTCCTCCTGCCGCCCCGTGCCACGGCCGGAGCCTTCTCCGGCTCCGGCGCCGCCGGCTCCGAGACCAGCTCCGCCGCCCCCGACACCAGCAGGCGGTCCACCTCCGGCGCACCGCCGGGAAAATTGGCCCCACTCAGCTCCACCACCTCGCCCGGATGCGCCGTCTTCCCCGCGCCGTACACGATCGTGTGAACCGCCTTCAGATTCGCCATGCCCGACGCCCTACAGCACCGTCGCGCACACCGAACCGTTTACCCGCGCCGGCACCACCAGCGGCGCGCACTGCGTCATCACCATGCGCACCGGCGGATCGTTCTCCAGCCAGCTCGTCGGGTAGTAGTCCAACGCCTGGAACCCCGCCCGCTCGTCCAGGATCGCCCCGTGCGCCTGGATGCCCTCGAGCTGCGGCCCTGTCAGGATCACCGTCCCGGCCGGCAGCACCGGCTGCTCCGCATCGTTGTCGTCGCGGTACCACCCGGCGTACGTGAAGATATTGAAGCCGTCGATGTTGCCCTTGTACGACAGCCCTTCCTCTTCCGCCACGCCCTGGTCCAACGTCGGCATTTGCCCGAGCACTCGCTGCGTGGCCAGCCGCTCCTTCACGTCGGCATCCCCGCGGAAGATCTTCCACGCGTCTTCCGTCATCACCGTGTCCTTCAGCGTCGCGCCGCAGGCCTGCCGCGCCAGGCTCTGCCAGTCCAGCAGCAGATCCAGCGGCTTCACCCCCGTCTGGCCCCAGCGGTTGCCGCCCGTCAGCGTGATCGAGTGGCCGGCCGCGCGTCCGAAGTCCACCACCACCGTCTGGTACTGGTCTCCGGATACCGTCACCTTCCCCGTGCGCAACGCTTCCGACGCCATCACTTCCTTGCGCCGCTTGATCATGTTGACCTGGTCCAGCAGCATGTTGGCCAGCACCACGCGCTGTGTCGTCAGCGGATCTAGCGGCGACGCCAGCGGCTGCCCCGCCGGCCGCTTCAGCATCCGCTGCGGCTGCATCACCTGCTTCGGCTTCACGTACGCCGGCTTGAACGTCTTCGTGGTGAAGCCGTTCTCCGCAACGATCTTGCCCGCCACCAGCGGCGACACGAACGGCGCCAGGCGCCGCTTCACGTCGATCAGGTCGAAATGGATTTCCTCGGCCGTCGAATACGTGGCCGTCGGAAAGAAGCGATCCAGCAGGTCCGCTTTCACCTGCTGCTTGAGGTCTTGTACGACCCCGATCAATGCGTTCGTCGAAAAGAGATCCATCGTTTTTTCTCCTCTGTTTTACCGGCCCTCTACGCCGGCTGGACCGAGATCAGATCGATCCCCTTCTTCCGCAGCCCTTCCGTTACCGATGCCGCCGTGTGGGCGGTCCCGTACGTCACTGCCGCGCTGTTGAACTGCCCCCGGAAATACGCCACCGCCGGCGCATCCGCCGACGTCGCGTCCGCATCCTCCGCCAGGATCGCGTCCGGTTCCTGCGATCCGTCCACTGCCGCCGTCAGCGACTTCAGGTACTTGCCGCTGCCCGCCGCCACCGTCACCAGGAACTTGTCCCCGAC